GGTACAGAAAAGATGTATTATCGTTATGTCTTTACTGCAGCAGATCGTCCGGATGCTATTAAAGAAATCATAGTCAATGATGGCGGCACAGCATATTCTAATAGTGATACAGTTGTTATTACTAAATCTTACGGTGATACGCTTGCTTCAGGTGCTGCTGCAACACTAGTAACATATGCCAACGGAACTATCAATACAATCACCATGACAAACAACGGGTCTAACTATAGAATAGATCCTACTATTACTATCACAACTTCAACAGGTTCTGGTGCAGATCTTTCTGGCTATGTTGGCGGATATGTTACATTGCCACAGAACATCATTGGTGCAGTAAACATCTTTGATATCGGCGACTATATTGCAACAAACAATATCTTCAATCTTCGCTATCAGATTGCTTTAAATGATCTTTACACACTGACCTATCAGTCAATGGTTCCGTATTTTATGGCATTCCAACACATCCAGTTGCTAGAACAACTGCTTGTTGGTAAACAACCAATCAGATACAACAGAAACACCAATCGTCTTTATGTTGATGCTAACTGGGGAAATATTGGCACCGGGTCATATTTAATTGTTGAAGCATATCAGATCATTGACCCAGTCAAGTTCCCAGATACCTGGAGTGATCGCTGGCTACAGCGTTATGCAGCAGCATTGATTAAGAAACAATGGGGCACAAATCTAACGAAGTTTAATGGTATTCAGTTGCCAGGTGGTGTTACATTCAACGGTGAAAAGATCTATAATGATGCTGTAGAAGATATGGAAAAGATGGAAGCAGAAATGAGCATGAGCTATTCGTTACCAGCTTTTGATATGATAGGCTAACGCATGGCAACTTCTTTATACTTCAATAACTTCGGTGCATCCAATGAACAGACACTAATAGAAGATCTCATCATTGAGTCAATAAAGATCTATGGTTTGGATGTGTATTACATCCCAAGAACAGAGAACAGTATCTCAGATGTTTTCCGTGATGTTCAGTATAGCACCTTTGATAATCCTATCTTCGTTGAGATGTATATTCAAAATGTTGATGGATTTCAGGGTGATGGCGAGTTCCTTTCTAAGTTTGGTGTTGAAGTTCGTGATCAAATTACGTTCACTATGTCTCAAAGAATCTTCAATCAAGAAGTTGGCGGATATACATCTGAATCTCGTCCTATTGAAGGTGATATCATTTGGTTTCCATTAACTGCTTCTTTGTATCAAATCAAATATGTAAACAAGAAAGCAATCTTCTATCAACTAGGTGCTTTACAGACCTATGATATTGTGTGTGAGTTGTATGAAGGCAATTCAGATATCTTCAACACAGGTATTCCTGAGATAGATAATACGTATAATGCACTATCATTGACAGATGATAGTTATGTGCTATTGGCAGAAAACGGCGACACACTAATAACAGAATATGGCGAAAGCATCTTGAACGAGAACTATAGCCTTGATGCAATCGATGTTCAAGCAGACAATGATGTATATGAGCTTGGAACAAATATTGACTTTATTGACTTTACAGAAATCGATCCATTCTCAGAAGGGGGCGTAAGAATCTAATGCTTTCAGTCCCCTTCTATCATTCACTTTTTAGAAAATATGTTATCATCTTTGGCACGCTGTTCAATAACATTCGTATTGAGCGTGTTAATCAAGCAGGAGCTGTTGCTCAGACATTGAAGGTTCCTATTGCCTACGGACCTCGTGAGAAATATCTAGCTCGTGCTGTAGGAAACCCAGACGGCATTGCTGTTCAAGCAATTCAACTTCCCCGTATGGCATTTGAAGTTACAAACATATCATACGCTGCTGACCGTAAATTGCAGACAACAAGAGCTGCAATGACGGCTAATAATATCACTGGTGTCAATGTCTACAAAAAAGTATTTACGCCTGTTCCTTATGATATTGATTTTTCTCTTTCAATCATGGCAAAGAACACAGAAGATATGACTCGTATTGTTGAGCAAATTCTTCCATACTTTACACCTGAATGGACAATCTCTGCAAAACTTCTTCCTGATTTTGATCAGTATACCGACATTCCTATTGTTATTGGTCCTGTTCAAATTGAAGATACTTATGATTCTGCATTTACTGAAAGACGTGCTTTAATATACACAATCAACTTTATGATGAAAGCATATCTGTATGGTCCAGTAACACAATCTAAATTGGCTAAGATTGTTAATATTAACTACAGCATTCCTGTTGATATTGACACACCAATTGATGAAGTTCTTCCTGTAGAATTGCAAGCAGTTCGTCCTGGTCTTGATGCTAATGGAAATCCAACAACAGTGCTTGCTGATACTATTCCTTATTCACAGATTGATGAAATCGATCCTTACGGTTATATTGACACAAAGACGTTATTCCCAAATGGCTAAAGATGATGTGATCTCTCAAAGTTTAGGTATTGATATCCCAACACAGCCAACAAAGATGATTGAGTTACTTCCGGCAAGACCTAAGATTGATACGAATGACTTTGAGTATGCAAGACGTAATACCTATGATGTTATCGAAAAGGGTATGTCTGCTCTTGAAGATATTATTGATATTGCAAAACAGTCAGAGTCTGCAAGAGCGTTTGAGGTTGCAACAAACCTCATGAAAACAATGCTTGATGCAAACAAAGACCTTATGCAGTTGAATAAAGATAACAAAGAATTAAACCGTGATGATAAAACACCTGATAAGCAGGTGACAAATAATAACTTGTTTGTTGGCTCATCTGCAGAACTACTAAAGATGATAAAGCAAGAAAATGAACCAACCTAGCACAGCATATTTAGGTAATAATAACTTAAAGCGTTCTAATATTAAACTTGAATTTAGCAAGGAACAGGTTGCTGAGTATATCAAGTGTGCTAGCAATGTTGAATATTTCTGTGCAACTTATGTAAAGATTGTCCATGTAGATAGGGGACTTATTCAATTTCAACCATACGAATATCAGAAAAAAATGTTCAAGACTTTTGATGATAATAGATATTCTGTATGCAAGATGCCTCGACAGGTTGGTAAGACAACAGGGGTTGTTGGATATCTTCTACACAAACTTCTTTTCAACGAAACCTTTAGTTGTGCTGTTCTTGCAAACAAAGAATCACAATCAATCGAAATTCTTTCTCGTATGCAACTTGCCTATGAGTGGTTGCCTAAGTGGCTTCAACAAGGCATAGTTGAATGGAACAAGAAATCAATTGAACTAGAAAATGGTTCTAAATGTCTTGCAGGTGCAACAACATCATCTGCTATTCGTGGGCGCTCGTTCAATCTAATCTATCTTGACGAGTTTGCCTTCGTGCCTAGAAACTTGCAGGATCAATTCTTTTCATCCGTGTTTCCAACGATTTCATCTGGTTCATCAACTAAAGTTCTTATTACCTCAACACCAAACGGCATGGATCTATTTCATAAGATTTGGATTGAATCCGAACAAGGCAAGAATAACTTTGCTCGTGTTGATGTTCACTGGTCAGATGTTCCTGGGCGTGACCAGGCCTGGGCAGATGAAATGATCCGCAACACATCTAAAGATCAGTTCAGACAAGAATTTGAGTGTGAGTTCTTAGGTTCAACTAATACGCTTATCCATCCAGTAATTCTTTCAAAACTTGTATGGTTTGATCCGCTTAAAGAATTGCATGATGTAAGAATCTATAAAGAACCTATCAAAGATCATATATATGCACTGACTGTAGACGTATCAGAAGGATTAGGTCTTGACTCGTCAGCATTTACAGTCATTGACTGTTCTGTGATGCCTTATGAAGTTGTTGCAACCTATGACAACAACATGATGCAAGAACTTCTGTATCCAACACTTCTTGCAAACGTTGGTCGTTACTATAATGATGCTGCTATCTTGATTGAAATAAATACAGGAACACAGGTGGTGAATATTCTTCATCAAGATCTTGAATATGAAAACATTGTTATGACTAGAACTTCTGGTCGTAAAGGAACTGTTCTAGGTGCAGGATTTGGAAATACACAGCGTTTTGGTATCAAAACAACAAAGGTCACTAAGAGATCTGGTTGCTCTAATATCAAATCGCTAATCGAACAGAATCAAATCGTCTTAAATGATTATAAGATTATCAAGCAACTATCAACTTATGTAGTTGATGGAACAACATACAATGCTGAAGAAGGTCATCATGATGACTTAGTAATGTGTCTTGTTCTATTTGCTTGGATGGTCTCTCAAAACTACTTCAAGGATGTTTCTAACACAGATATCAGACAAAAAATGCTTGAGGACAACGAGAGACAAATTGAGGAGGACCTTACTCCCTTTGGAATGTATGATGATGGGATGCCAGAAGAGATGAATATCTCAGTTTCTTCTAGCGAATTCGATAGAATTCTTTTAAATTAACTAATTTATAAATAATCATACTACAAGTATAAGAATGAAGTACTCAAATTTCATTATTATTAAAGGAGAAGAAGATGCCATTTCAAGTAAGTCCTGGCGTTAATGTTACCGAAATTGATCTAACAACAATTGTTCCTGCAGTATCTACTACTGAAGGCGCTCTTGCTGGTATTTTCAGATGGGGTCCCGCTCAAGAATTACATTTAGTTACTTCAGAAACTGAATTGCTTCAACAATACGGAAACCCAACTGCAAACAATTTTGAAACATGGTTTACCGCCGCAAATTTTTTAGGATATGGAAATAAACTATACATATCTCGTGCAGTTGCAGCTAACAGTTTTAATGCTGGTGCTTCTGTATCTGACGACTTTACACTAGACACATCTGCAGTCAATATTGGTGGTACTGGAGGATCATATATTCCTGGCGATATTTTGTTTATCGACGGCGGATCATTTGATGCTAAAGCATCTGTCAATGTTGTAACAACAGAAGCAAGAACACTAACAGTTGTTGCTGCAGGTTCTGGTTATACTAATTCTACAATCATTGCTCTTGCAACAGGAACTGGTACAGCAGCAAACGCTGCTGTTACAACAAACGGTACTGGCAACGTTGCATCACTTGCAATTATCAACCGTGGTGCTTATACAGTAAATCCGACACTTACAGCTAATGCTACTTCAAACACACTAGGTGCAGGTTCAGGCTTGACTGTTACAGTTACAACTCGTGTATTGTCAGTAGCAACTAATGATGCAGGTTCCTATACTGCACAGCCTGATGTTATAACAGGAAACATCCCAACAGGTGGTTCTGGTACAGGTGCTCTTCTAAACATCACATTTGCTCAGGGTGGCGCAATCAGCAACACTCAGATCAAAAACCGTGATGACTATGATATCAAAACAGGAAGTCTTGATGCAGATGCTCTTTACTTTGCAAAGTGGCCTGGCTATCTTGGTAACTCACTAAAAGTTGCTGTCTGTGATTCTGCAAATGCTTATTCACTTGCAATTACAGGTAATGCTGATTCTGTTGCAACATTTGCTGGTGTAGTTAATAGCAATAACATGCTTGTTAAAGTTGTTTCTGCAACATCAAACTCAAACGCTAATACAATGGCTGCTTCAA